GGAAAGTTACCATAACTTAATATTTTCTTAAGTATATAAACCATGATATGAATAATACCTTCATATCATGGTTTTATGTTATATAAATAGTTAAATAAAGTAAAACTATTTAAGGAATAACAATGTCTTCACAGGTATTATCAGGGTTATATAACGCAATCAGTGCATCAATTTATGATGAGCTGCAAACAAAACAATCCACATTATACACGTTTATCGGAAATGTTGACGGATTTCAAGGTAATGATGCTACCAGAATAACTCATATTGACACATTGGAATATGAAAGATATATTAGAGATAAAATAGTATATGCTAAAAAAATACCAATGAGTGATATTAGTTATGTTGTTCCAAGAATAAATTGGGCAACTGGAATAGTATATGACCAATATGATGATGGGTATTATGGTGGTTCAATTATAGATGTCAATGTAACTAATGGTGGTTCTGGTTATACGCAATCAAATACTAATGCTTATGCTGTTGGCGGGGGTGGTGTTGGTTCTGAATTGTCTGTTAGTGTTATAAATGGCGAAGTAGTTGCTATAGGCATTCAGCAAGGTGGTGTTGGATATTCTAGCGCACCGAGTATAACTATAATAGGTGATGGTACTGGTGCTATTGCAACATCTACTATAAGCGGAAATAAACTTAGTAATAGTGGGAAATCCAAATTAAAAGATTGTAATTTTTATATATTAACAGACGAATTTAATGTTTATAAATGTCTATTTAATAATTTAAATGCAGCATCTACTTCTAAGCCAACACATACTACAGTTGACCCATATGAAACCGCAGATGGTTATGTATGGAAATTTATGTACCATATTCCTCTTAGTTTGCGTAAAAAGTTTTTAACTTCTTCTTTTATGCCAGTTTATAATTTATCAACTTCATCACATTATAATAATGGTGGTATTGATTATGTTGAAGTTATTGACGGAGGCACAGGATATAACACAGCAACACCTATTACTGGCATGATATGTGGCGATGGTTATGGTGGGCAATTCACTGTAAAAACTAATCAATTTAATGAGATAGCTTCTTTTGATATTTTAAATGAGGGAGATGGTTATTTAACCAATTCCACATATCAAATAAAATCAATACAAAGAAGTGGCACAACTGTTACTTGTGTGACAACAACTGCACATCAACTATTAGTAGGCAGAAGGGTTACTATTGATGGAACTGGATTAACTGCCGCATTGATTGGAACATTTACAGTAGCTAGTGTTGTTGATAAAAATACTTTTACATATACTACTACTTCTAGCGGAACAATATCAATATATAATGGTGCAGTATGCTCTTTACCTTCTTCATTAACATTAAATATTGCCTCTATTTCTAGGGTTTCTAATACTGTTACAGTAACTACTACAGTTGCACATAATTTAGGTAATTATATGTGCATTACTATAAGTGGCATTGCTGATTTTGACGGGACATATTTTATTCATGCTATCCCAACTACTACCACATTCATTATAACTAGTTTTGGTGCTGATAATACAGTAGTTTCTACTGGTACAGTTACACAAGCAGAAACCGGAATTAGTAATATTACTAGGTCATCTAATTTAGTAACTGTTACTACTAGACATGCGCATAATTTTTATTTACCAATTGGTATTAGCAATATTGCCAGAGTTAGCAATGTAGTTACTGTTGATTTGAGTAGGGCAGAGGCATTTTCTGTTGGTGATACTATAGTAATTGATGGAACCGTGGCATTCAATGGCACTTTTACGGTGGCTTCTGTAGTAACACCACAAAGAATAACATTCAATGCTGTTGGTGCCAACAGCACAGAAACAGTTGGTTCTATAAATTGCCAAGTAGTTATCGCTAATTCTTATGTTACTTCATTTAATGGTACATTTAATGTTAGTAATGTTATTGACCCATTCATATTCACATATGCACAAACTGCCGCTGATGATAATACCTATGTCAATAAAACTGCCGCTATAACCACAATTCCATCAATTGATGAAACTTCTGCATTAACCGGTTATGGTAAATATGGAACAAACGCATATCCTGTATTCGTATTAACACCTAATCAAAAAGATGGTATTGACTATACTGTTGTTCCTGATATGTATATTAAAGGAACAACCGGAACAGGTGCTGATGCATATTTTACTGCATTAAGTAATGGTAGCGTGACAACGTATGCATTTAACGCCTATGGTTCTGGATATACTACTATGCCAAAGGTTTATATAAAAGGAGGCACACCACATCAAGCCGTTGTTACTGCAAATATAGTTAGTGGACAAGTCACTAGTTATACAGTAAATAGTGGTGGATTTGGATATAAAGAAGCACCCGAAATAATAATTAAAGTAGATGCTGGAACTGCACCAACTGCTACTGCCACTGTTGTTGATGGTGTTGTTACTGCTGTCACGCCAGTAACTTTAGGTAGTGGGATAGGAACTGCTGATGTATATTTTTGGGGTGGAAAAAACGATTATGTTGTTCAGGCCAAAGCACAAATTTGGCGCGGAACAGTACAAAAAATAAATTTTGCAAGTACGGTAAATCAAGTAGGTGTTCGTGACCCAGGAATAAAATTTTCAAATGGTGAAATAGCTTCTATCACCGCTACTGGTGATGGTGTTGGTGCAAAATTTACGCCACATGTTGTTAATGGTTCTATAGAATCCGTTACAATAGATAATGCTGGTGAAGGTTATACATATATAGATTTATCTGTTACTGGAGATACAGGAACTGGTGCAAAATTGAATGGTGTGGTTTCTAATTCTACTATTTTAGGACAAGTAAACACTTCACAATTCGATGTTGAATTATTAGCAGCTGATGGTGCAATAAGTGCTATAGTAGTAGAATCTATTGGTAATAATACAACTAGTAAGCCGGTAACTATAACAGGTAATGGTACTGGTGCTACTGCATATGGATATGTTGACAGCAATAGTAAAATGACAAAAATAAAAATAACCAATCCAGGCAGAGGCTATACACATGCCACAGCATCATTTAGTGGCGATTCTGGATATACATTAAGAGTAGTTATTGCACCAATTGGTGGGCATGGTAGTAATGCTATTGCAGAATTATTTGGAGATAAATTAATGACTTATTCTAAGATTTCTACTAATGATACTTATAAGAATTTTGGAATAAATAGTCAATTTTATCAATATGGTTTAATTTCTAATCCAAGAAAATATTCAACAAAAAAACTTGCTTCTTCGCAAATAACATCACCTTGTTATAAAATAACAGGTAGTGCTAATATTTTACATTCTCAGTTCCCTATTGGAAAAGATATGTATTTTATAGAAAATGCAAAAACATATTGGTATAAAGTAGTTGAACATTTAACACCATTAGCGGCATCTTCTGTTTCAATATTGGTACAAGATACTGATAATCATTTATTAGAATTAAATGATGTATTAACTACTGATTTGGGGCATACAATAACAATAACTGCGATAGAATTACCAGATATAGATAAAATGACAGGTACTATTATTGATATTAATAATGTGGCAACACCTTTTTACAGAACTACTTCGCAAGTAATATCTTTGCGTACAATAATAAGTTTATAAATTATTTAATATAAATAGAATTAATTGGTTACTAATATTATACTATTGATAAATAGATTATAACATATAAAAGGAATATACAAATGATTAAAACGTTTCCACAAGCACCATATTTTGATGATTATGACATTGATAATAATTATCTTAAAATGTTATTTAGGCCGGGATATGCGTTGCAAACTAGGGAGATGAATTCTTTACAGTCTATGCTACAGCAACAAATTGAAGCAGTTGGTTCACATCTGTTCCAAAATGGCGCAATGGTAATTCCTGGTTATATTTCTAATAATAACAAAGCCGATTATGTAAAATTAGCTTCAGTAAATGCTCAAGGTGTCAGAACTTCAACAATTATTGATAGTTTGTTGGGGCAAGTTTTAACTGGTGCAACATCTGGAGCACAAGCTTTGGTTGTTCATGTAGAATCAACTGATGGTGTTGACCCAGATACTATTTACGTACAATATCAAAAAAGTGGAATCAACACAAAATTTTTAAGTGATGAAGTATTATCAACACGCTCAGAAATAACCGTATCAACAGCCGTGTCAAATGCTATTGGCGTAGGTTCTTTGGCGATGATAGGTTCCGGTATTTATTATATTAAAGGATTTTTTGTACAGGTAGCAAAACAAACAATAACACTTGAAAAATATGACGTAACACCAACATATAAAGTTGGTTTATTAGTTTCTGAAAATGTAGTTTCATCTTTAGATGACGAAACATTAAACGATAATGCCATAGGAACATATAATTATTATGCCCCAGGGGCTAATAGATATCAAATTCAAACAACATTAACCAAATTAGATATAGATGATTCCACTGGTGTAGAATTTATTGAATTATTGCGTTTGCAAGATGGTGTTGTTGAAAGTAAAGTAGTTATTACTGAATATTCTATTATCGAAAAAACTTTAGCAAGAAGAACTTATGATGAATCTGGTGATTATTCGGTAATTCCATTTAAATTAAATTTGCGTCAACACAACGATAATGATAGAGGTGCTAGAAAAAATAGCACACATTATTCTTTAAATGATATTATTGAATATAATGATGGAACAAATACCTATACATATACTTGTATAAAAGATGGCACAAGTGCTGCTTCGCCCCCTTCTTATGTCACAACATTTGGCACATTTACTGATGGCGGTTGTAAATGGGAATATACAGAAAGGCCAGATTATAATTTGGGTGTTTATACTCCAGAAGATTTGGTAACTCCAGGTGATGAATCTAAAATTGTTGTCGCCTTTGAAGCTGGTAAAGCATATGTTCGTGGATTTGAAATTGAAAAATTTGGCACTAGTTATGTGTCAGTTAATAAGCCAAGAGATTTTCAAAGACATAATACCAGTGCTGTAACAACTACTTGTGGTAATTATGTAAGGATTTCTACAACAGCGTTAATGAATAATTTTGTCGCTCAATCTTATCCTGTACCAACTGGTTCTGATGTTGAGTTTCCAAAAGTTACATTATATTCTGGTTATATGACCAGCACAAGTGCTACACCAACAAGCGGTACTGCAATTGGTACTGCAAACGTTTCACATATTGAAGATGACGGTGTTGCTGGTTTCTATAAAGTATTTTTGTTTAATACTGTATTAAACTCGCCAACATATACCATTGAAAAAGATGTTCGTAGTTTATATTATAATAATGCTTCTGGTGTTGATTTTATAGCTAACATTTATCCAGAATTTAAGACTTTACGCGGTTCTATTACTATTGCAACAAATATTATGACTGGTAATGGTACTTTATTTACTAAAGATTTATCTGTTGGTGATTATATAACATATACTAATGGTACTGGTTCTAACACTAAATTAATATATCTTAAAATATTAACAATAGAAACTGATACTAGTTTAACATTAACAACCACACCAACGGCCGTATCAACGCCGTCAACATTTTTCAAATGTAATACAAAAATATATGAGCCAAATAAATTCCCAATGACTGCGAAATTTACCCGTTCTTATATTAGGAATGTTAAATCGACCGATGATACTACAAGCGTAACTGATTATACAATAACAAGAACTTTAAGAAATCTTACTGTTGCAACAAAAGCAATAACATTCACATTGACAGCACCAACAGAAACATTTGCTGCTGTTGGTAATAATACCAATTATACGGTAATTAATCATACTACTGGTAAGATTTTAACTCCATTAACTACAGGAACGTTAGTTGTTACCGTGACTGGTGCTTCAAAAACAGTTACAGTAACAGATAGTGGAACGGATTTTACTAATGGTGATGTTTGCTCATTAATAGTTGCGATTGATAAAAACAATGTTACTGAAAGAACAAAAACGTTAACAGTATTTACTAAAGATGTTACTACAACATTAAATGCTGCTTCTGCTGCAAAAATATCATTGGGTAAAGTAGATTGTTTTAGATTGCTTAGTGTTAAAATGGCTGCATCAACAGGTGCTATTTCTGGAACTTTAGTTGATATTACTGATAATTTCAATTTTGATACTGGAATCAGGTCAAGTTTTTATGGCCCTGGATATATTTCTTTGAAGCCTGGATACTTTCCTCCAACTGGTTCTATTAGAATAGTGTTTGAATATTTTACTCATGGTGCTGGCGATTATTTTAGTGTTGATTCTTATACGAGTAATGTGCCATATGAAAAAATTGAAGCTTCTTTAAGAGATATTTTGGATTTTAGACCTAGTACTAATGCTACTGGAACTGCTTTTTCTGGAGATGAAACTGGCGTATTAAAGCGTGGTAATAATATTAGTGCAGAATATTCATATTATTTGAATAGAATTGATGTCGTTAGTATAGACCCTACTGGAAAGTTTTTCACTACAAAAGGGATTCCATCACTAACACCAGTTGTTCCAAAAACAACAAAAATTGGTATGCCTTTAGCCATTTTAAGAATGTTCCCGTATGGTATTGATGTGACACCAAATAGTATTAATGTTGAATTGATAAACAATAAACGTTATACTATGAGAGATATCGGTGCTCTTGAAAGCAGAATTGGTGTGCTTGAATATTACACTTCACTATCATTATTAGAACAAGAAACTACTGCACTTAATATTGTTGATGAATTTAACTTGCCAAGATATAAAAATGGATTTATTGTTGATAGTTTTTCTGACCACGGAGTAGGATTTGTTTCTTCTGGTGATTATAGATGTTCTATTGATATTGAAAATAAAGAATTGCGCCCATTACATAATGTTAGAGAAGTAACATTAGTAGAAGAAGATACTAATGCTGCACAACGAGCCGCTGATGGTTATACCATAACCGGCGATTTGATAACATTACCATATACAACAACACCATTAGTAAAACAATTACAAGCTTCTACTGTTAAAAATATCAATCCTTTTGCTATTTTTAGTTTTGTTGGTAATACCGCATTTATTCCTTCTAGTGATATTTGGTTTGACGACAAATATTTACCTGATAATGTTGTTCAGAAAGAAGGCAATTATACTTCAACACAACAAACGTTAGCTTCCGCTGGTGTGTTAGGCGATAGATGGAATGAATGGCAAACTATATGGACAGGTAGACAATTGCCAGAATTAACAGAAGGTGGCTATGTTGCTTCATTTGGTTCTGTTACAACTCAAGGATTTACTTCAGATGTTGTTGTTGGCAAAGAATGGCCTAACAGAAAAGCTAATTTAGAAGTTGCTTATATTGATACGGTTGTTTCAAATAGAACTGGTATTAATACTAGCGTAAATGCTAAATTTGATACTAGACAAATAGATGATAGAATTGTTTCTACTTCTACCATACCATATATGCGCCAAAAACGTATTAGATTTGTTGCTAGAGGACTTAAGCCTAATACAGTATTTTATCCATTTTTTGACAATAAAGCAATTGGTGCATATGTCACACCGGCATCAACATTTAAATTTACTTATGTTGCTGGTAGTGCTGAATTGGACTATACAACAAATGTTGGTTCTAGCACAAATGAAACGGCTAGATTAGTAAATGGTTTACCAGATAATTCTATGTCAACTGGTGATGTTATTATTGGCGAAGAAACTGGCGCAACTGCGGTTGTTATTGCAGTTACCTATAATAGCATTTATAATGAATCAACTAAAGTAAATACTGCTGAATATTTGGTACATTTAGTTAATATAATAGGAACATTTACTACCGAAAGAGCACGAGGTTCTATATCAAATGCTTTAATTAATATAACAACAAGAACATTAGGTGTGCTTGGTGGCACATTAACATCAACAGTTAATGGACTTGTATGTGGTATATTTGATGTCCCTGCAACAAACAGAATGCGTTTTAGAACTGGAGAAAGAGAATTTGCATTAACAACAAGTTCAACAAATGGAACTACATATGAATCTATTTCACGCACACCATTCTTTTCTGCTGGTGTGTTGCAAACTAAACAGAAAACTATAGAATCTGTTAAAAATGCAGAAATTGTGCAAACACAATTAACTCAGAATAGAACAGTAGTTAGTCAAGGTAGTACAGTAATTAATACTTGGTTTGACCCATTAGCACAAACATTTTTGGTTCAAAAATCAGGTGGAGCATTTTTGACAAGCGTTGATATATTCTTTGCTAAAAAATCAGAAACAATACCTGTTAGATTAGAAATACGTGAAGTAGAAAATGGTTATCCAGGAAAGACAATTTTACCATATAGTCAAGTAATTTTGAATCCAGATAAAGTAAATTTATCAACTACTAGTTATAGTGTTGGTACTGAAGGTATATTCCAAGGCGATGATACCGCAACCACCTTCACATTTTCTTCGCCTGTTTATGTTAAACCGGATACGGAATATTGTATTGTTTTATTGTCAGATAGTAATGATTATTATGTATGGATAGCACAATTAGGACAAAAACGAATTGGTAAAACTTCGATTATTGATAAACAACCATATGCTGGCGTATTCTTTGAATCTCAAAATGCATCAACATGGACAGCAAATCAAAACCAAGATTTGAAGTTTAGAATTAATAGAGCTGTTTTTACTACTGGCGTTACTGGTAATGTTGCATTTGTTAATAGAGCATTGCCTTCTGAATTGTTGTCATTGAATTCTTTACAAACAACCAATGGTAGTAAAGTTGTCAGAGTATATCATTATAATCATGGCATGTCAAATGGCGATTCAGTAACTATGAGTGGCATTACAGCAACAGTTAATGCTATTACTACTGCCGAATTAAATAAAACACATATTATAGCAAACGTTGATGTTGATTCATATACAATTACTGTAACAACAACTAATGCCAATAAAACTGGTTTTGCTGGCGGTAGCACAATTAAGGTTACATATAATGCTAGATATGATTCTATTCATATAAATACACAAGCATTAGAATTTGCCGAGGCATTTGTTAACTATGATATTAAAACAACTTCAACATCAAATGTGTTGGATTCAACACCAGTTGATTTTGAACCAAATATTACTTTTAATTCCAGTAGAACAAATATAGTTGCTTCACAAATAATTGAAACAACTTCTATGTCTGGCGCAAAATCTATGGTATTTACTGCTAGAATGCAATCGAGCAATAATTCAATTTCTCCAGTAATTGAAGCGAATAGGGTTTCAGCAATTTGTATTTCTAATAGAATATCTAACCCAACCAATGCATTAAATGTTGCTGCTATAGACTTCAGAACATTATGTTCTGCGTCATCTTTGGTTGATGGACAAGCAGTTACAAATAGATTTATAACTTCTGATGCTACTATAATGGAAGCATTTGCAACAGTGGTTCCTGGTAAATATATTACAGTTACTGGTTCTGTTGTTGGTAATAATGGAACATTTCTGGTTACTGAAGTTGCTGATGACGGCTCATATATAGGTGTTGATTTTACTGTAATTGCTGATACGGGAACATTAACAATAACCGTTGGTGATTATTTTGTGAATGAAATTTGCCCATTAAATGGTTCAAATCAAGCAAAATATGTTACCAAATTGATAGCATTGGAAAATTTAAGTACATCATTTAAATTGATATTTGGTTATAACAAACCAGCTGGAACTTTTATAGATGTATATTATAGAATTGGTACTTCACAAACAATAGTAAATGAAAAACCATATACGTTATTAACTAATGCTGGATTAGTGGACACAATAGATACTAGAAAATTTGTAGATGGGTCATATCAAGCAGATAATTTGATTTCATTTACCGTAATACAAGTTAAATTGGTATTCAGGTCAAATTCTACAGCAAGTGTGCCTAAAGTAAAAGATTTTAGATTAATATGTTTAGCTTAATATGCCAGAATATTTAAAAGTAGAAAATCATTCAGATTTAGTAAGAGATGTTAATACTGGAGCTATTTTATCGCAAGATAGCTCCAGTTATCAATTGTATATAAATAACAGAAATAGAGCAATATCAGAAAAACAAAGAATTGAAAATTTAGAATCTGAATTATCTGATATTAAAACCTTATTAAACACATTGATAGGAAAATTAGATGTCAGTAAACTTTAATTTAATAATAGACCAAGGCACTGATTTTTTCAGAACATTTACTGTTGTCGATAATGATAATATTCCTGTTAATATTACAGGATTTTCTATTTCTGGAAAACTTAAAAAAAGCACTATAGGGGCTA